GAAGATCGTGCTGCAGCATCTAAACCAAAAACAGACTCTAAGAAACTAAGACCAGGTGAATCTTACATGGATTGGAACAAACGTCAGAAAGCAAATAAGATGAAGAAAGAAGAATTTGTCAATGAGAAAGCAGGCGAGAAAGATGCTTGCTATAAGAAAGTAAAAGCAAGTGCGAAGGTCTGGCCTTCTGCATATGCTAGTGGTAGATTAGTCCAGTGCCGTAAGAAAGGTGCTGCTAACTATGGTAATAAGTCTGAAGGAATGTCATTCCAACAGTTTCAAGAGAAGTGTTGGCAGGGATATAAAAAAGTTGGTATGAAAAAGAAAGGTGGCAAACTAGTACCAAATTGCGTCCCAGAACAAGTAACAAATGAAGGAGCAGCCTGGACAAAAAAATCAGGAAAAAACTCCGAAGGAGGACTTAATGAAAAAGGACGAAAGTCTTACGAAAAGGAAAATCCAGGATCTGACCTCAAAGCACCAAGCACAAAGGTTGGAAATCCCCGCAGGGCATCCTTCTGCGCTAGAATGAAAGGCATGAGAAAGAGACAGAAAGCATCCAACAACACTGGTGATGACCGTCTGTCGAAGTCACTTAGGAAGTGGAATTGCTGATATCTTAACACTGTGTAACTGACAACTTGGGTAAATAGTACTATACTTGTCTCAACAAGGTGGTACTATTATGGTTTCATTTTACCTATCCGTTACTATTTTCATTTTGTTTGTAGCGTATGCAGGCACCGAAAATGTAATGAGGTTATTTGCATTCCTAGATTTAGAACTGCGTTGGCATTGGGTTATATTCCGTAGTTATTTTATCAGAAGAGATTTAGAAGTTCGACTAGGATTTCCCAAGACAAGTTTTATACAACACTACAAAACATATGGAAAGTAAAGAAGTATCAGAATTATCTCTGTCTAGAGTAGAATGTGGAAAATGTGGTGCTATTTGGATTAATGGAAAGCACGTATTCAGTGGAACTGCTGCTTCATATGACAATAGTGAACTAGATCTTGCTGGTCTGGTATGTAATAAGTACGGAAATGAGCAATGCATCAACCCAAAGAAAGGGCAAGACGGAGGACAAACTTGGGAGTATAGATCTGGATTTGTCGATGGTGCAATAAAGGCAAAGAGAGATGCTTTAGATGGACTCAATAACATGATGAATCCCTGACATAGACTATTAAATCATAGTTAAATTTTATACTTCATGAGTAAATAGATTCAGTTACTATTTGTTTATGAAGTTTTTTATTACACTTCTTACTGTGATGTTTTTTGCTGCGCCAGTATGGGCAGTTGACATTAAAATGGGTTCAAACGGGAACTTGATTTTTGATCCATCCGATGTTACAATTGATGCAGGCGATACTGTACATTTTATAAATGACATGTTGCCTCCTCACAACATTATTGTTGAGGGTCGTGCAGATCTTTCCAGAGAATCTTTAATGTTTGCTCCTGGAGAATCTCAAGACATTTTGTTTGCTGATGCTGGAGATTACAATTTCTTTTGTGGTCCTCATCAAGGAGCAGGCATGACAGGTATTATTCACGTAAATTAATTATGACATACAATGTTACTCTCCAGTCTCCTGACGGCACCGAAGCTGTCATTCAATGCGAGGCAGACCAATACATTCTCGAAGCGGCAGAAGAAGCAGGTGTTGATTTACCTTCTTCGTGTAAAGCAGGGGCTTGTTCAGCGTGCGCTGGCAAACTCGTCTCTGGCACCGTAGATAATGAAGAGCAATCTTTCCTCGATGATGATCAACTTGAAGACGGGTGGGTTCTCACTTGTGTGGCATATCCTACTAGCGATTGCGTAATTTTAACCGAACAAGAAGAAAATCTATGACCTTCGCCCATGTCTTACTTTTCGGATCACTACCCTTCATATGTGCCACCATTTATTTCGGGCACAGAAAAGGTGAGAATATCTATTATGAAAGCGACAAGTACGACGGAAATGGAACAGCGCATTAGAATGAGATATGCGTTTGCAATGTCCTCCTTTGGGAGGATGTTTCGACCAGATCATATTACACTGGAGATGAGAGATCTTTGTAATGAATGGTCTCAGATTGAAGAGCAACCACCTCAGGGAGATTTATATCTGGTCGATAGATATTTCTTAGAACTTTGGAAAGCATGGTTATTGAAATCAGCATCATAATAATCTATTGTTTATTTGGATTATTTCTATTCATCCTATCGGTTTTACAAGAATGATGTTACAGTTTGCTAGATTTTGCGGAACAGTATTAAACAATCCTTGGGGAGTTGGAGTCTTGGCATGGTGCCTAGTCTTCGTCCCCATTATTGGTATGTGGGCAGTACATAAATACGATTGGCAACATTGGGAACCATTCCACAAATGAGTTTGTTTATTGTATTTGGTCTGCTAATACCACTCTCTTTAATCCTTATAGTGATGAAACTGTCTCTCTGGATTAAATCTATAAATGATGAATAATGAATTTACTATTACGTCCTCTTGAGAATGCCAATGACCCTGTGTGGTCTGTAATCATATGTGTGATACTTGCTGTTGCAGGTGCATTGTTTGTAGTTGTATACATACTAAGAGAAGCATTTGCAGAATTAGAAGATGGGCGCAATGACACCACCGAGCAGAAAGAGCTGCTACAACTTCCGAGTGACGGAGATCAACCGTGTCCTTGATGGTGATACTATTGATGTTACTATCGACCTCGGGTTTGATCTATACAAGAAAGAAAGAGTTAGAGTTGCAGGCGTTGATACGCCAGAAAAGAGGACGCGAAACCTAGAGGAGAAAGCACTTGGAATCGACGCAACCAACTGGCTCAAAGAGAAACTGGAATCGACTATCGCTGGTGATGATGAGTTGTCTGTTAGGACTGAACTTGTTGGTGGGGTTGGCAAATATGGGCGTCTTCTTGGCTGGTTATACATTGGGGACGAGTCAGTGTCGCTCAACGAGCAAATGATCGAAGAGGGTTATGCTCATGCCTATGATGGAGGCACTAAGGATATGAATCTCGAAGCACTGAAAGAGATTCGTCGTGAGCACGGCACATTAGTAGAGTAATAATATAAATACCTTGGAGAAGTCCCAGGTTTATTTGCATGTCGGAATTAAATGTAGGAACAATTAATGCTACTAATGTCAACACTTCTAATGTAAGTGCTACGAGTGACGTTGATGTTGATGGGGACTTTACTATTCCCAATAAGACTAATAGTACTCGTCCATCAGCACCTCCTACAGGTACAGTTATTCATAACACCGAAGAGGATAAGCAGCAAGTTTATAATGGTACTGAATGGAAAACTATTGGTGGAGATATAGTTGCTACCCAATATAAGATTCAATGCTGGGGTGCTGGTGGTGGCGGTGGAACTAGTGGTGGATGGAGTTATGGTGCCGAAGGTGGCGGTGGTGGATATATTGAAGCAAATGTATCGGGACTGACGTCAGGAAACACTCTTTACATTCGTGTCGGTGAAGGTGGATTAGTTAATGGTACTCGTATGTCGTATGGTGGTGGCGGTGAAGCAAACCGCGCTGGTGGTGATAATAGGTATGGTTCTAATGGTGGTGGTGCAACTGGGGTATTCCTTGGATCTGTAGCTCATGGTAATACAATACTGATTGCTGGTGGTGGAGGTGGCGGCGGATCATCCAGAAACCAAGAGGGTAATATTGGTGGTGCTGGTGGTGGTCCTACTGGTCAAGATGGCGTTTCTGCTTATGATGATAAGTGGCAATATCGTGGCAGAGGTGGTGGAGCAACTGAAGGTGGTAGAAATAACCAGCAGGGAGCTTCGTATTCAGCTCAAGCATTAGAGGGAGGATCTGCTGCATCTAATGGTTATGGTGGCGCTGGTGGCGGAGGATATTATGGCGGCAGTGCTGGAGGTTACTCTGAACAGCACACAATGGCAGGTGGTGGCGGTGGATCTGGATATGCAGATTCCACATATTGTAATGATGTGCGAAACTATCGTGGAGAATATCGTATGCCAGCTGGTGCTGGTGAAGCTGGATATCCTGGTGGTGGTCTTTCATTTGGCGGTAATTCTAATGCATCTGCTGGTGGTCATGGATACTGTAGAATTACAGATGCTAATGGGACAGTAACAACTTATACATATACAGGTTCGGATGTAACTATAACAGTACCATGATCTTTGACTTGAGTGTGGATGACTATGCAATCATCCTAAATGCATTACATTACTATAAAAAAACTGAGAAGAAAGGTAATTTCAAACAGTATAATGAGGAGAGAATAAATAAATTAAGGGATAAAATGGCGTATCAACTTATCCCTAGTCCTGAAAGTGAACCGACATAATGAGTACCTCTGACGTATATCTTGGTAATCCCAATCTAAAGAAAGCGAATATTGCTCAGGAGTTTTCTCCTGAGGAAGTAGAAGAATATTTAAAATGTGCAGATGATCCCGTACATTTTATTCTTAATTATATCAAGATCGTTTCTCTAGATGATGGTGTCATACCTTTTACTATGTACGACTTTCAAGTCGATATGGTAAAGAGTTTTCATGACAATAGATTTAATATTGCCAAGTTGCCTCGGCAGTCTGGTAAGTCTACTATCGTTACAGCATATCTTCTTTGGTATGTTCTATTCAATCCCAATGTTAATGTAGCAATCCTCGCAAACAAAGCAGCGACTGCTCGTGAGATGTTAGGTCGCTTGCAACTTAGTTATGAAAATCTTCCCAAATGGCTCCAGCAAGGTATCCTCCAATGGAACAGGGGATCATTGGAACTGGAGAATGGCAGTAAAATTCTGGCTGCATCTACTTCCGCTAGTGCCGTCAGGGGCATGTCTTTTAATGTCATTTTTCTGGACGAATTCGCGTTTGTTCCGAACCATATTGCTGACCAGTTCTTTTCATCTGTGTATCCTACTGTATCTTCTGGTAAGTCTACAAAGGTAATTATCATCTCCACGCCACATGGGATGAACATGTTCTATAAGTTGTGGCATGATGCAGAAAAAGGCAAGAACGAATATCTCCCAACTGAAGTACATTGGTCACAAGTTCCTGGTAGAGATGCTGCATGGAAAGAGCAGACTATTAAGAACACCTCAGAGCAGCAGTTCAAGGTTGAGTTTGAGTGTGAGTTTCTTGGTTCTGTTGATACACTGATTAGTCCTACTAAGTTAAGGACTATGCCATATGTAGATCCTATAGCACAAAATAAGGGACTTGCAATTTATGAGAGAGTGATTCCAGAGCATAACTATATTATTACGGTTGACGTTGCTAGAGGAACATCTAATGATTACAGTGCATTTGTTGTAGTAGATACGACAACTATGCCATATAAAGTAGTTGCAAGATATAGAAATAACGAGATCAAACCTATCATTTTTCCCAACATCATTATTGATGTTGCAAGAAATTATAATCAAGCATATATTCTATGTGAGGTAAATGATATTGGTGGGCAAGTAGCAGATATTATTCAGTTTGATTTAGAGTACGAAAACCTTTTAATGGCAGCAATGCGTGGTCGTGCTGGACAACAATTAGGTCAAGGGTTCTCTGGTAAGAAGACACAACTAGGTGTCAAGATGTCTAGTGCTGTTAAGCAGGTTGGATGTTCTAACCTCAAAGCATTGATTGAAGAGGATAAACTTATCATTCCTGATTATGAAACCATTGCCGAATTGACTACCTTTATTGTCAAGGGACAGTCGTTTGCTGCAGAAGATGGTTGTAATGATGACCTTGCTATGTGTTTGGTTATTTTTGCCTGGATGGCAATGCAAGAGTATTTCAAACAGATGCATGATAATGATGTGAGGCAACGCATCTATGATGATCAGAGAGAATCGATTGAACAAGATATGTCACCATTCGGTTTTATTAGTGATGGTATGGAAGATGAATACTTTGCGGATGCACAGGGAGATGTTTGGCAGGTTGCGGAATATGGGGATAAGTCTTATATGTGGGAGTTTAGGTAAGGATCCAAAAATATAAATAATCCTAGACAACCGATGTTGGAATTAATCTAGGAGACTTAAACAATGGCAGTCAATCAATCCTCGCCAGGGGTAGTCATTCAGGAAAGAGACCTGACGACAATCACTTCACTATCAAGCGCAAACGTTGGAGTTCTTGCAGCACCATTTGAACTTGGTCCAGTAGAAGAGATTGTAAACATCTCTACCGAAAGAGAATTAGTTGAGCAATTTGGTAAGCCAAATGACTACAACTACGAGTACTGGTACACTGCTGCTCAGTATTTGAACTACGGTGGCATCCTTAAGACCGTTCGTGTCAACTCGACCGCTTTGAAAAATGCAGTTGATACAGGTTCTGCTCCCCTGATTAAAAATCTTACAGATTATGAAACCACTATTGAAAATGCAAACAACACTTGGTCTTGGGCAGCAAAAACTGCAGGAACCAAAGGTAATTCTATCGGTGTCTTCGTAACTGATGCTGGTGCTGACCAGATTGCAGTTATTCCTGCTCCAGGTTCAGGTAATGAGTTTGAGTTTGTTAACGACGCTGCAGTAACTGCTGCTTCTGGTGCTGCTGGTAAAGTCTTCAAGTATAGTATTGTATTAACTGTCACATCTGTTGTTGGCGACTTCGTTCCTGGCACTAGTACAACTGTTGCCATTTCTGGTTCTAACGAGACTGTTAATGTTCTTGCTTGGGATCCTGCTAACAAAAAACTGGAAATCGGTCTTCCTGCTGGTGGTGTAACTGGTATCATTGCTGATGCACAAGTTGTAACTCAGGGCACTAATACTGCTGAAGTTGCTACTGCTGGCATCGAACGCAGATTGTATGTTGCCAAGAATAAGGATAGCATCGACTTTGCTGCTGCAGATAGCATCGAAGATACAAACAGCAACGCTGCTGTTATTACTTCCGTTCGTGGTGAGTATGATGAGCGTGAGTATCTGCCTGGTGTAAAGTGGATCAACACTGCTGCTCGTCCTGGTACTTCCCAGTGGACAACTACTGCTGGTGGTTTCCGTGATGAGATGCACGTCTTAGTTATTGACATTGACGGTGCTATCACAGGAACAGCAGGTGCTCTTCTTGAGCGTTTCATTGGTGTTTCCAAAGCATCGGATGCCAAAACTTCTGTTGGTGAGACCAACTATTATGCAGAAGTTATCAAGCAGCGTTCAGCGTATATCTACTGGGGTGAGCACGAGACCACATTGTTCTCTGCAGGCGCAAGTGCTTCCGATGGTACTTGGGGTTTAGCAGCATCTTCTCGTCAGTTTAATCTGGTGCGTTCCGTTGCTGGTACAACAGACTATCCTGCTGGTCGCACAACAATTGGTTCTGCTAGCAATGCTACCGCATACTATCGTCTTGCCAATGGTGCTGACTATACACTATCTGGTGGTACATATTCAGTCGCCAACAGCGATCTTGCTACTTCATACGAATTAATTGCTGATCCAGAATCACAGACTGTTGACTTCATCTTGGCAGGTCCTTCTGGTGCTGATGATCCCTCCGCTATTGCCAAGGTTACTTCATTGGTTAATATCGTTGAAGAGCGTCGTGACTGCATGGTATTTGTTTCTCCTCGTAGAGGAAATGTCATTGGAGTTTCTAACTCTACAACTGCAACATCAAATATCATCGATTTCTTCGATCAACTGCCTTCCTCCTCTTACGCAGTATATGATTCTGGTTATAAGTACATCTACGATAAGTACAATGATGTTTATCGTTATGTCCCTTGTAACGGTGACGTTGCTGGTCTTTGCTTACAGACAACTGAAGTCGCAGAACCTTGGTTCTCACCTGCTGGTTTCCAGCGTGGTAACTTGAGAAATGCAATCAAACTTGCATATACTCCTAACAAGACTCAACGCGACCGTTTGTATTCTGCTCGTGTCAATCCGATCGTTTCTTTCCCTGGTCAGGGCGTAGTTCTTTACGGTGATAAGACTGCACAAGGTTTCGCTTCTGCATTCGATCGTATCAATGTTCGTCGCTTGTTCCTCACGATTGAGCGTGTAATCAGCGGTGCTGCTAAGGCACAACTGTTTGAACAGAACGATGAGTCACAACGCGCATTGTTCCTGAACATTGTCGAACCTTATCTTCGCGATGTTCAAGGTCGTCGTGGTGTAACTGACTTCTTGGTTAAGTGCGACACTCAGAACAATCCTCCCGAATCTGTTGATCGCGGTGAGTTCTATGCTGAGATCTTCGTCAAGCCCACACGCACTATTAACTACATCACACTAACATTCGTTGCCACCAGAACTGGTGTTGCATTCAACGAAGTTGCTTCCTGATAATAGTTAACATAACTAAGAGACCTTACGGGGTCTCTTTTTTTGTCTGAAAATATGATTTGTAATAAATACTAGGGACAGAGACACCTGAGCAAAAAAACAATGGCAAAAAGAGGAACTATTGACGATTTTAAAGCAAATGTCGCTTCGGACTTTGCGCGTCCTAATCTATTCCAAGTAGACTTAAACTTCCCACAAGGAATCATTAACAATTCTAGTCTGATTGAACTTGGTAAGTTCACTGTTCGTGCAGCGAATCTTCCCTCTTCCCAGATCGGTGTTATTGAAGTTCCTTTCAGAGGAAGAGTCCTGAAGATTGCAGGCGACAGAACGTTTGAACCATGGACCATTACCGTTCAGAACGATAGTCAGTTTGTTCTGCGTGATGCATTTGAACTTTGGGCATCCAGCATTCAAGCATACAACGAAAACTTCACTCAAGCAGGTGGTCTCGGAGATGCTGATGATGCTACTGGATACTTCGCTGACATGACTGTTCATCAGTTAGCACGCGATATCAAAGATGGAGAGTCCCCCAAGATTCTTAAGTCTTACAGATTCTACAATGTATTCCCAAGTGCAATCGCTGCTATCGATCTTGACTTCGGTAACAACGATGCTATTGAAGAGTTCACTGTTGAACTTCAGACTCAGTACTGGACTCCTGTACAGGGTTGATTGAATCCTTGATAAATAGAACAGGACCAGTTACTTAGAAATATAATGTCTCAGCTCTTCGGTTTTTCACTGGAAAGAGCAAAGAAGGTCCCCAAGGGGCCTTCTTTTGTTCAAAAAGATAGTATGGATGGTTCGCAACCTATTGTAGGTGGCGGATATTATGGATATTCCGTTGATTTTGATGGTGTTGTTCGTAATGATTATGAACTCATTTCTCGCTACAGAGAAATGGTAATGCAACCAGAATGTGATAGTGCAGTTGACGATATTGTCAACGAAACTATTTGCGGTAACTTTGATGATGTACCAGTAGAGGTTGAACTCTCCAACCTTAAGGCGTCGGATAAAATTAAAAAACTAATTAGAGAAGAGTTTGAAACTATTCTCAGTTTACTAGACTTTGAAAATCGTTCCTATGAAATTTTTCGTAGGTGGTATGTAGACGGAAGACTTTTTTATCATAAAGTAATCGACCCCAAGAATCCTGCTGGTGGTCTTGCCGAATTGCGATATATCGATCCTCGCAAAATCCGTAAGGTCACTGAGTATGAGCAGAAGAAACCCGATCAAATGCGTGGGTCTGATTTAAATCAGCAACTGACACAAAAGGCAGCAGAGTATTTTCTATACAATCCAAAGGGATTAAAGAATTCTACAAATCAGGGTATGAAAATTACCACTGATTCTGTCACCTATTGCCACTCAGGTATTCAAGACCTGAACAAATCTATGACTCTTAGTCACCTTCACAAGGCGATCAAAGCAGTCAACCAACTGAGAATGATTGAAGATTCTCTGGTTATCTATCGTTTGAGTAGAGCACCCGAGCGTCGTATTTTTTATATTGACGTTGGTAATCTTCCCAAGAATAAAGCGGAACAATATCTTCGCGAAGTTATGGGACGCTATCGTAACAAAATGGTTTACGATGCAAACACTGGTGAGATTAAAGACGACAAGAAGTTTATGTCCATGATGGAAGACTTCTGGTTACCTAGACGCGAAGGTGGTCGTGGTACAGAAATCTCCACACTCCCTGGTGGTCAGAATCTTGGTGAACTTGAGGATGTAAAGTACTTCCAGAAGAAACTTTATAAGGCACTCAATGTTCCTTCCTCTCGTTTAGAAACAGAAACGACTTTTAATATTGGTCGTGCTGCTGAAATTACTCGTGATGAAGTTAAGTTCCAGAAGTTTATCGCTCGTCTTCGCAAGCGTTTCTCAGAACTCTTTACAGATCTTTTAAAAACACAACTCATTCTTAAGGGCGTCATGTCTCTTGAAGAATGGGAAGAGATGAAGAATCACATTCAGTTTGACTTCATTGCTGATAATTACTTCACTGAACTAAAAGAGATTGAAATCCGCAACGAAAGGATGAACCAAGTTGCTGCTATGGATGCTTATGTTGGTAAGTATTTCTCTGTAGAATATATGCGTCGTCAGGTTCTGAAGCAAACAGACATTGAGATTAAGGAGATTGATGAACAAATCGCCGCTGAAATGGAAGCAGGTATTATTGCTGATCCTATGGCGGAAATGGATCCTGCTATGGATGCTGGCGGTGAAGGTGCCCCAGCAGCAGAAGTAGATCCAAATGCACAGGAATCTTCTGTTGATCCTGGAGATGTCCGCAGAGGAGAATTTTAATTAACTAAATAATACTAATAATGGATACTTATTATGCCGAGTGATATTGCAAACCAAATAGTTCAGCAAATTTTTAGTGATGACAAAGCGAAAGCAATTGACTCCATTAATGACGCTTTAGCATCTTCAACGTATGATGCTATTCAAGCACAAAAAGTTCAGTATGCTCAGAGTATGGGTTTTGAGTTAGATCAAACCGCGCAGGATTCAGCAGATGAAATCGCTGATAGTTTGCCAGACGGTTCTGAGAATGCTCAAGATGTTGAAGTTGATGGGCGTATGCCGCATGAACCCCCTACTGATGAATTAGAACAACCTGTAGAAACCCCCGAAGAAGACAATGAAACTGATAGCTGAAGAAATTACTCAAGTAGATTTTCTCTGCGAAGAGAAAGAAGGCAAGAAGAATTACTTCATCGAAGGTATCTTCTTACAGGCAGAACTGCAGAACCGCAATGGTCGCATGTATAAATTACCAACTTTACAACGTGAAGTTGCTAAATACAGCGAGAACTATATTCAAAAAGGGCGTGCTCTTGGAGAATTAGGTCACCCCGATGGTCCTTCCATCAATCTTGATAGGGTGTCACATAAGATTGAATCTCTCAAAGAAGATGGAAACAACTTCATTGGTAGAGCAAAAATCCTTGATACCCCCATGGGTAATATTGCAAAGAACCTTCTTTCTGAAGGCGTCAGTCTTGGCGTTTCCTCTAGAGGCATGGGTTCTTTAGTCAAAAAAGAGGGTTGCAATGTCGTCGCAGATGACTTTATGCTTGCAACCGCTGCAGATATTGTAGCAGATCCATCTGCTCCCGATGCATTTGTAGACGGTATTATGGAAGGAAAAGAGTGGGTTTGGGACAATGGCATTCTCAAAGAGTCTGCTATTGCCGAGATCAAAACTCAAATTGATCAAGCAACTATTATCAATCTGCAGGAGCGTAAAATCTCCGCGTTTGCAGCATTTTTAAAGAGTTTGTGATTTATAAATAATAAAAGATAACGCTACTATGCATAACGGAGAATATCAAATGTCTGAGACCCTCGACAAAAACTTAGATAATATGGAGTCTGTGACCGAAGGTTCCAACGCAGTTACTAAAGATGCTAAACCTGGCGAGAAGATTGATACTTCTGGCAATGGAAATGCACCTTGCGTAGTTGATGTTACCTCGGATTCTGAAGAAGGCGCTAAAGGAACTAAGAACGCAGGCAAGTCTGCAGCAGCACCTGTAGGTAAAGCACCTGTTCCAAGCACTAAGCCAAGTGACGCATCTGCTAAAATGGAGGAAACGGAAAGTGAAGAAGAAGTCCTCGCTGAAACCGACCTCGACTTTACTGAAGATGTTGACGCTCTTGTCGCTGGTGAAGACCTCTCAGAAGAGTTCCGTTTAAAAGCAGCAACAATCTTTGAAGCAGCTGTAACCAGTCGTGTTAACAAAGAAGCAGCAGCTTTACAAGAAGCGTATGAATCAACGCTGACTGAAGAAGTCGAAAAGATTCAAACAGAATTGGCCGAGAAGGTTGACGATTACCTCACTTATGCCGCTGAATCCTGGATGAAAGAGAATGCTCTCCAGGTTGAGCATGGCATTAAGACTGAGATGGCAGAGTCATTCTTCAACGGTCTAAAAGGTCTTTTCCTTGAGCATAACTTTAGCGTGCCCGAGGAAAAATTCAACATGCTTGATGGCATGGTTGGAGAAATTGATGAAATGGAAGCTAAACTCAACGAGCAAATCGACACTAATATTGCTTTGAACAAGCGTATTGGTGAGTTTGTAAAAATGGAAATTGTGAACGAATGCGCTACTGGTCTTGCCGAAACCCAAAAGGAAAGGCTTCACCAATTAGCAGAGGGTGTTGAGTTTGAAACTGAAGAAGACTTTCAACAGAAGGTCGAAACGATCAAGGAATCCTACTTCACTAGAAAGGCTGAACTTGCAGAATCTGTAGGCGACCCCACTGAAGAAGCATCGGCTCCCCTTGTCGAAGAAACAACTAGCGGCTCAATGTCGAAATACGTTGATGCAATTGCTCGTTGGTCTAAATAATTAATTAACTTATTCTACTTTTTAATTCGGAGATACAAATGTCTTTACGTCAACTCCAGGAGAAGTGGGCACCCGTTCTGAATCACGATGCTCTTCCAGAGATTCAAGATTCCCACAAGCGCGGCGTCATCGCTCAACTCCTCGAAAACCAAGAGAGAGCACAAGTCGAAGAAGGTCAAATCCTTAACGAGACTCTACAAACAACTGGCTACACTGGTGCCAGCACAGCGACAGGTCCTGTTGCAGGTTTCGACCCTGTACTGATCAGCCTCATCCGTCGCTCCATGCCTCAGCTTATCGCTTATGATATTGCTGGTGTTCAACCAATGACTGGTCCTACTGGACTGATCTTCGCAATGCGTACCAACTATGGTTCCGAGCGCGATCCTAATGCTTCTGGTTACGATGAAGCATTCTTCAACGAGCCTAACGCTGGTTTCTCTGGCGGTCCTGGTGCATACGATCCTGGTGCGTCTGACGCAACCAACGATGCAGAAGGTAACAACCCTGCTCTCCTCAATGATGGTTCACCTGGAACCTATGAGTTGACTGGTGATGCTCAAGGCATGTCAACAGCAACCGTTGAGGGTCTTGATGACTCTGCAGCGAACACGGCATTCCGTGAGATGGGTTTCTCGATCGAGAAAGTCACTGTAACCGCCAAGGCACGCGCCCTGAAGGCTGAGTACAGCATCGAGATGGCACAAGACCTGAAGGCAATTCATGGTTTGGATGCTGAAACTGAACTGGCAAACATCCTCAGCACAGAGATCCTTGCTGAAATCAACCGCGAAGTCGTTCGTACTATCGTAGTTAACGCTGTTGCTGGTGCTCAGAACAATACCGCTACTGCTGGTATTTTCGACCTCGACGTTGACTCCAACGGTCGCTGGTCTGTTGAGAAGTTCAAAGGTCTTCTTTTCCAAATCGAAAGAGATGCTAACGCTATCGGTCAGCAAACTCGTCGCGGGAAAGGCAACATCCTGATCTGTTCTGCCGACGTTGCTTCTGCACTGGGCATGGCTGGTGTTCTTGACTACACCCCTGCTCTTGCTGGCAATAACGCCCTTACAGGTGTTGATGATACCTCCAGCACACTGGTTGGTACACTCAACGGTCGTATCAAGGTCTATGTTGATCCTTACTCTGCAAACGTTGCAGACAAGCACTTCTATGTTGCTGGTTATAAGGGTACTTCACCTTATGACGCTGGTCTGTTCTATTGCCCATATGTTCCTCTTCAGCAGGTTCGTGCAATCAACCCTAACACCTTCCAACCAAAAATCGGTTTCAAGACTCGCTACGGCATGGTCTCGAACCCCTTCTCTGGTGGTCTTACCCAAGGCAGCGGTGCTCTTACCGCCAACGCCAACAAGTACTACCGTCGTGTACAGGTTGCCAACCTTATGTGAGTCAGGTTGTTGTGGGGCAGGATGTCCCACATGCCCTTTCAGACCTCCTACAAGGGGGTCTTTTTTATGCCTAGGTATAAATTAGTAGGCAATAATATTCGTTGCATAAAGTTAGTATTTCCTGACAAACTAGTATAGATAGTATAGAATTACGAGGTGAACAAATGAACCCAAATTTCATTTATATTATGTACTGCAATCACGAACGGAAAAACTATGAACAACCTCGCTTCTAGAAATCAGTTATACGAATGGTCACACTTTGAGGATTCTATCGAATTAGAAAAAATAAACGATTACTACGAATGCCTAATTGAATGTACAGATACACATCAAGCATCATGTAAAAGAATCTGCAAGGAAGTGCTTATGTAAGTCATATACATACTATACCGTGTGAAGGAAGTGAACGAGGTCTCTATTGGGACCTCTTTTTTTGTACCTAAATATCTTTAGATAGAATGATTCATTATGATTACCGATAGTAAATTTGAAGATTTCATCGGCATCTTTGATACCGAATATGATACTTCAGATCTTATTGAGTATTGGGAGTACCAAAATAAATGTGGTGCTACCTTTAATCGAAAAGGATTGTTTGGTAAAGAACGAAAAGCACATGCAAGAATTGATAACAGTTTAGTTACTGAAGAGTTTATGCTCGATCACACTTGCGGTTATCAATATATGAGAGCATACAATGAAGTTATTTCTACTTGCTTAGGTAAGTACATTGATAAGTATGAACAACTTTTACATTATAGATATCAACAAGTTTATCTAAACGTGCAGAAAACTTTGCCTCAGCAAGGTTATCATGCTTGGCATGACGAGAGAGGATCGATGGGGTGTAATCGAAGGGTTGCAGCAACTATGATGTATCTCAATGATGTTGATGAGGGTGGAGAAACTGAGTTTTTATATCAATCTAAAAGATATAAACCAGTAAAGGGAAGAGTCCTTATTTGGCCAGCAGGTTATACTCATGTTCATAGAGGCAACCCTCCACTATCGGGCGAAAAATACATCGCCACTTCTTGGTTAGAAAACATAAACGCATAAAATGGCAAACTGGTACGACGATCAATTAACAAACAGAAACTTTTTGTCCCCCATCGGATTCATATTCGTTTTGGATAAGGCAAACAAGGTATCATTTCTGTGTCAAAAAGCAGAGATTCCACCTATTGCATTAGGAGATGTTCAGATTCCAACTAGAGGATTAGTTCCAATTCCTGTTGAAGGGAACATGCGTTATAACGATTTCACTATGGATTTTATCGTAGATGAAAACTTAGAAAACTACATGCAGATCCATAACTGGATGCGTGGATTAGGTACTCCTCAAGAGTTGAAAGAAAGAAAACTTTGGAATGATAAGTATCAGAAAGACCCTACAAGAGATGCAAGATTTTCAGATGCAACTCTTCAGGTTTTGAATAACAACAACATTGCAAACTTCGATGTTGTCTTTAAAGATATGTTCCCTGTAGAGTTATCTACTCTATCATTTGATGTTACTGGTTCTGATAACGATTATTTTATTGCATCAGCAACATTCAAATATACTTTATATGAGATTAGAAACGTTAACAGTCAGACCAGACGATGACTAGTTGGAAACATCGCGCTCTAGAAGACCCCAATTTAAAGTATAAGCACGCTAGAATTATTATTAATGGCCCAAAGTCCTTGTCTCAGGCATGGATATTACAAGCAATGAAATTGAAGTATAGTTATGAATCTCGAATCGCTACAAGAAATGTGGAAGACTGATTCCGTATTGGATGATGATCTACATGATAATGACTCTTTGAAAATTCCTCAACTCCATGCAAAATATATGGAGTATTACAATACTTTCTCACTTATGAAGAGTGAGAAAGAGATTGAGTTGAATCGGATTACTAGAGAGAAATGGTTATATTACAAGGGAAAGGCACCTGCAGCAATCTACAAGGAGATGCCTTTTGATTTAAAACTTACAACTAAAGAAGAGATATCAATGTTCATCGCTGCTGATGAGGACATTGGAAAGATTCAGTACAAGATAGGATATATAAGTCAAGTCCTATGTTTCCTGGATGGTGTGCTACGACAAATTAACAATCGTAGTTTTCATATTAAAAATGCTATCGAGTGGAAAAGATTTCAATCTGGTATGTAAATGACTGACCTTGTAATAAAAAAGAAGAATGAAGTCTATCTCAAGATAGACGCAGAACCTCATGTCAATTACGAATTAGCAGATTACTTTTGCTTTGAAGTTGAGTCTGCAAAGTATATGCAGAAGCAACGTCGTTGGAAGGGATGGGATGGAAAGATTCGTTTATACTCACCTGCAACAGGAGAGATCTATTGTGGTCTTCTAGACTACCTATTAGAGTGGGCGGATGAAAAGAAGTACAACTACAAATTTCAAGACTGTAAGTTCTTTGGACATCCTCTAGAGCAGAATGAGTTTATCACTCCTCAGGGTGTTGTAGGTTTTGTAAAGTCTCTTCGGTTGCCTTATCCCGTTCGGGATTATCAGTATAAAGCAATATACGAGGCACTAAAATATAATAGAAGACTTTTATTATCACCGACAGCTTCTGGAAAGTCTCTGATGATTTATGCATTAGTACGCTTTCATGTAAATGCAAATAGAAATGTTCTTATTGTAGTCCCTACAACATCTCTAGTGGAGCAGATGTATAAAGACTTTGAAGAATATGGATGGATGGCGTCCGAAAACTGCCACAAAATATATGCGGGGCAGCAAAAATATACGGACCATCAGGTGGTAATTACCACTTGGCAATCTATCTATAAGGAACCTCGTAAGTGGTTTGATAGGTTTGACGTAGTTATCGGTGACGAGGCACACCTTTTCAAAGCTAAATCTCTGACTTCTCTTATGTCTAAGATGCATGAATGTAAATATCGTATTGGATTTACAGGAACTCTTGATGGTGCAAATGTCAATCAATTAGTTTTGGAGGGTGTCTTTGGAAGGTGTTCCCAAGTAACACGAACTGCTCAACTAATGCAGGAAGGACATGTTGCCAAATTAAAAGTAAAGATTGTTCTAGTGAAGCATGAGGAAAAACTGTTTGAAGGATATCAAGATGAGATCGGATACCTTGTAGAACATGAAGGTAGAAATAAATTCATTCGTAATCTTGCTTGTGATCTGAAGGGAAATACTCTAGTGCTATTCAACTATGTAGAGCGTCATGGGGTCCCTCTTTACGAGATGATAAATAGTTACACCGAAAGACCAGTACATTTTGTACATGGTGGTGTAGATGTTAACGACCGTGAAGACATCAGATTGCTAACTGAACAGTCTGACAATGCTATCATTGTTGCTTCTTACGGTACTTTTTCCACAGGCATCAACATCAAAAGATTACACAACGTTATTTTTGCAAGTCCTTCAAAGTCCAGAGTTCGCAACCTACAATCTATAGGTCGTGTTCTAAGGAAAGGCGAAAATAAATCTCAAGCAACATTATATGATATTGCTGATGATATCTCTACCGATAGAGGTAACAACTACACACTCAACCATTTAATGGAAAGAGTTAAAGTGTACAATCAAGAAAAATTTAATTATGAAATCATAGATGTCAACTTAAAAACTTATGATTAATTACGCAAGACATGATGAAGAATTCTACGGAGTTTTCAAACTCCTCAATGGTGAGGAAGTTTTAGGTAAAGCAGT